GGCTGTGACATCTAAAGGCACCGTGAAACTGGTTTCTAACCTAGAAGCATCTGTCACATAGTTGGCTATGCCTGGGACAGCTGTAGGTAATCTGAGATTACCGAGATCGAAGTGCTGTTGGCGGTCATCGCCGAGTATAATAGCTTTCTTTGGTCGACTAAGAAGAAACCAAAGGACCCTCGGATCGAGAGCAAAAGCCTCATCTATAGCAATGACCATATCTTCCGTGATTGTGGCGATTGCCCTCGCGAACGTCATTGCTTGTGGTAATTTACCACCGTCCACAAGCATCTTTTTTATAGTTGGATCTCCTAAAACTTCAGCTTTCAATTTGTCATTATATTCATCTGCCAAGTGCTTGGTGGGCGTGACAATAGCGTCAACAAAGTACCGGTCCTTTATTATTTGCTTCCTGAGCCATGAGCTTTTACCAGCCCCAGGGTTGCCTAATACTGCTTCAAATTCCAATTGTTCTTTGAGGACTGTGTGATCTAGCATCGCTATGGCCCTCTCGTGCGATTTGTAATATTTTGAGTCCCTAGGCTGCTTTAAATCGGCTTTGAGTCGCGCCATTTCCACCTGCGCGTCGGCGCTTGTACATTGGTAAGTGTGTTTGGAGGGAGTCACCTCTCTGAGCAATTTAGGTACGTAAACATTCTTATGCCAATGGCCGTAATAATATTTATGTTCCGGCAGCTGGTCAAATGAAATGATCTTACCAGCCATCGCGGATGGAAATCTGTAAGGATGTCTGCATTCACCGATTTCACACAAGCAGATGTTACATCCCTCCACTTGTTGTCGCGTGGGTTTCAGACGCTTCATTGCACTCGCTATCCATATCAGGGTGCATTTGAGCTTGCGTTTAAGTCTAAGCTTCTTTTCTTTCCATATGTCCTTAGCTAAGAGCTCATGCATGATTTCTCTCTCACATTCATAATCGTCTGCTTCAGCCCAGTCTTTCAGGTAGACGGGGGATTCAACTACGCTCATCGGAAGACCATCCTGCTCATTGTCGAGTTGCGTTGTCTCGGCTATGCCATCATTATCAACTTCCGTTGGAAATTCAATAAGATCCATCTCTTCGTCTTTCTTCTTGATGCCCTCTTTGGGTGCTGCGTCCTCACTAGGAGCGGCTTTGCATGCTGCATTGTCACTGACTTCAGTGTGTGAAGATTGATACCCCTCCACTTTGTACGGGGGTGGGCTCTCTCTGAAGTCTTCATGTGAGATGATAATATTATCTCTGGTCATTATGAATTTCCTACCATAAGATATCATGCAACGTTTAACTACGAGCTTCTGAGTCTCTATATAACTTCTGTCTGACCACTCAGGACTGTTTTTAAAGGGCCTCCAAACCCTTCTTATTTCCTTCTTGAAAAGGGTAACGTGAACATCCTCTTTGATCATATTAGTAACGAAGCGTTCCCACGGTGATGCACCCGTAACTTTAATGATGGCGAGATCACTTATCATGGTATCAAGGTCTTCCGAAGCGTTGACAGTCTTGTAGAAGTCTTGTATTTTGAAGATAAACTGCTTGCCGGACTTTCTAATCTGTTTAAGAGCATAGGTGACCCTTTCCGGGGCTTCTTCTGCTTCCACACCGAAATCGCAGTACAAAAGGCCTCTGGCTGTTTTGAGGCAATCTATGCAATTGACATTTTTGTTGTAAAAGACAACGTTGGATTTGTGTAGTGTAGTAGCACGAAGTATGCCGAGGCCGTCAGCCCTGTACCAATGTTCAGCGTAGAAAGGGAAAAGAGTACTATCATTCCCTGGACCTGCGCAAGCATTGGTCCAATACTTTTTATCCGCGAACAAACGGC